TGTTCCTTGTGTATGTACTGCTGGTAAACTTCCTCTCTTCTTGACAATAAACTGTGTGACGTTCTTGTCATCAAACTCGATAACTTCTTGATCGATCAGAATACTACCAGTAGATTCCCACCCTAGTGTAGAAGCGACAGTAATTCTAGTGCCTGCACCAAGACCATCAGAGAAAGTTTTCTCTAGTCTAGTTTTTGTTGATACATTGAAGGAACCATTTACTGTTTCTGGTGCCAATACAATATTGTAAATAGCTTCACCGTCTGATGTGCCATCTGGATATACGTTATCTACAGTAGCATCAGCATAAGGATATTCTTCAGTTAGTGCCTGAACAATCTTCTTGCCAATTAAATTTTTTGGATCGCCGGATACAACTTTTACTTTTAGTGCATAAATGCTAATCCAGTCAGACTCAGAAGATTTGTATGTAAAATCTTTGGGGTTATATACTTCAGGTTTGTTCTCAATATCCTGAGTAATAATAGTATTGAAAACAAATTTGATTGAACTAGTAGTTCCCTTCGCCTTATAGAACTTTTGAATGTTCTTAATAAGGGTTCTCTTATCAATATCACCGTTGAGATACTTTTCTGGGAAAGACCCTAAGTATTGGTTCTCAAAGTTCTTGACAAACGCATATAAGAATAAATTACTAACGTTATGTACCTTAGCACCTGCGCTGTGTGCCGCTGCAGTGGTGCCTACAAAGTTGGTAGAATCGTATAGGTCTCCTAGAGTGGTATTGCCACTAACGCCTCTAGAACACTCTTCTAGGGTAGTATCAGTGCGTGTTTCATAGAAGATAATTTCATCACCAATTTTTACATAACCATTCTTTGAGGGGAATGATTGAGCATCATCCAGTACAATGGTAGTGTCAGTAGAACTGATAGAAGAAACAAGAGTATCATTCTGTTTTAGAAGATTCTTCTCATAATAATCGATGTCTGCATACTTTTGAATATTATTAATAATATCCAAAGTGCCACCTTGCACTTCCTGTTGCTCATAATACTTTTGAATGAACTTACTGAAAAGTTCATACTCAGTAGTAATAAACTCGGGAAGCTGGGACTCGATTAGAGTGGAAATTCTCTTAGTCTTTACAGCAGGCATTTAACTTACTCTTTGAATGCAGTGAACGAGGAATTCGCAACATCAACGTCAAGATAAACCTCACGGAGTGCCTTGATATCATTAGAAAGTGGTCTTACTCTCAGTGAAATACGATTGTCGAAAAATGTTCCCCTGATGATAGTCAGAGCATACATTTTCAACTCACCTTTTACATAATCAATATCGCCAATATCACTGTCTAGAACGACTTTTTCGCCAGTTACGCTATCTAGTCTATATAGGACAATTTTGCCTGCCCTGTCTTCGACATAGACATCAAAATTAGGGTATTCAGTAACCCTAAAACCAGTAGACGAAAGAACAGGATCGTCGCAGTCTTCGTCGAACGCATTTTGGAAACAAACTTCATAATAAAATGTAGAATTGAGTTGAGGATAGAAATCCTTCCTCATCATTACAGAGGTAAGGTTTGAGTTGATGGCACGATCTGTATCGTCAATCACACCAACCATTTTACTGTATCTAAACTTGCCATTGAACTTCTCAGTATCAGATGTGTCAAGATACGACTGAACAGAACCGATTACCTTGTCTCTGATTTGTGCAGGTGTCTGATCAGTTGATTGACCATTATAGAATATCTTGCTGTTAATTTCAACATACAAGATTGATGGGTCTAGGATCACTGGACTTACAGAAGCAACCATATATTGCTTTAACTTATCTGTAATATCTTTCTTCGTCAAACTAGTAAGGAAAGCAGCATCGTTTGGTTTTAATACAATGAATACTTTTCCATACTCAGGTGGTTCCTGCTCTTCACCACCAAAAATGATAATATCACTAGTGGCAGGATATAGATTACGAACAATAGCACCATAGTCTTGTGCTGTTACTGCACGGTCCTGTGCTCCATAAGACTTAGGAGCATTGAATTTGATTCTAGATGTATCCTCAATCTCCTCACCACCTGCTGATGGTACTACACCAGTGATTGATGTTGTAATGTTCTGTGGAGATACACCTTGTGGGTTCTCTAGTACACCAGAGAAGATGAATGACTTTACACCATTGGAGTTAGACCCATTCGTCTTAATATAAGAAACTTCTACTCTAGTACCATTCTCTAGTTTCTTACCTAGTACACCATCACCTAAAATCAGTTCGTATCTCTCATCTTCAATCTCATCTAGGAAGACTACCTTGGAGTTGCCGTCAATTCCTAGAATGTTATCAGAAACCTGATACATCTCACTTAAACTGCTGCCAGTTGGGAATACCTTAACTTCAATAGTATTAGTATCGATATTACTATTGTCAAGAATGTATTTCTGATTCTTAAGTGATGTATTAATAGTAAATGTATTAACAACCTGTGTTCCTTCATACACTGGAACTTCAGTGAAGGTTGCTACATTGTTTGAAATCTGTCCTTTTGCATCATCCAGTACAACATACTGATATAATGTATTGTCATAATTAGCAACAAACCCAGTTCCTTTCTTCAGTAGGAGTTCAGTATCAGTAGTTGGGTTAGTAAACGTTACAGTAAAGGAGATGTAAGCGACAGGTGCAGTTGCACTCTTGGGTCTGTACCCTAACTGCTTCGCAATCGCTACTACGTTGTCCCTCAACGTTGCTGAATCAATGAATAGTTCATTGACTACCATATTGGTATTGAACGCCGTATAATACGTATTATAGGCGAGTGTGTCTAAGAGAGTCGCCATGGCAGAACCCTCAAAGTCATAATCAGTAAAATCAGATGTAGCTCTGAGATAATCTTTCAGAGCTGACTTGATATCTTCAAAGTCTAAGTTGGCAACCTGAGTATAAGGCATTATCGTGTACGCTCTAAGAAGAATTCGACTGCTACTGGTGCGTCATCTCTGCCAACAATAGTATAGAACATCTCAACAGAATATCCGTTGTTTTGTTCATCGATGATAACACTAATATCATCTACTCTAATTCTTGGTTCATACTTAGAGATTGTCTCATTAATTTGTGATTGAATAACACCTGCGGTTACAAAATCTAATGGTTCAAATAACGAACCATACAAATCACAACCAAGATCTGGTTGAAAAGGTCTCTCCCCTTTTTGTGTAAAGAGAAGAGACGTGATCGCTTGCACGATAGCTGCCTTATCCTTAACAGTTACTAGGTCATCAGAAACTGGATGTTTCTTGAAAGTAACACTCAGATCCTTAAATGTCTGAAAGGTTGGCATCTAGACACAGCAATAGGCTGTTTTTATTTATCACTTACCGCAGAACCCGTCTGCCCACTCCTCTTGATTATCAAACAACTCACCCTCTTGCATGTCCTTACGCTTACCTGCTTTACGCAGATACTTATCGCTTTCGACCTCCGTGATAAGAGTCATTCCAGATTCTCTGAATGACTCACTTTTATCAACTCTGCTGTTGCCCATCTGTGGTCTCCTGCCGTAGTTTTCGTTCATCATTTGTTTGCCAAAAATAATCATCAGTGTCTCCAAGGCGTCCCCACTCGATTCCTGCCTCTACTTGGTATTCTATGGTAGATACTTTAAAGTCAGGGAACTTGGGGTCCTCGGGGGTAATAGAAAGGTCATACAGACGCATCCTGTTATTGGGATACAATGCATACTGACCGTTGTTCAATGCAATGCAATTATGTGATTTGTGCTCCTGTGGAGTTTCACTCACATTATTATCTATCACATCAGGATTTGCATGGTAGTTATCAAGTGTAAACAAGTATTGCCCTCTCATTAGACCATGATCTCTTGTAAAGATCTCACAATCCATTGTCGAGACAAATCCTTTGTTAATTGCCATGACACCATAGTCCATGCAATTCCAAAATTGTAGGTTCTCCAAACTCATGTCTGTGACTGGAGTTTCGGGGGACCTTACGAATGCACTAATCGGGAGTTTATCATACATTGCTCCATATGTGGGCAAGTACGTCTCAAAATAAAAAGCACGTCCGGGTATAGACTTTGCTGCTACCCAGACGCCCTCAACAAACTCCCCATGACCGTCTTGATGGTCTCGTAAGTATTCTTTACGTACCCAAACTTTCTCTGATGGGAGATTGCAAATTAAATTCATCGACCTTGACCACGATTACGCTTTTTCTTGTTGTTTCGTGATGTCGCCGCATATTTTGTGTGCTTGCCTGATCCCTGACGAGTCTTCTTTGGAATGGACTCGATCATCAGACCGCCACTAAGACCAACTTTGCTTCGTGCCATAACTTAAATCGATTGACTCACGTATTATAGCATAGAATCGTCATGCTGCAAACACTGTCCATGATGATTGTGCCATTAGTGCTGCGCCGGGTTGCAATGAATCACCTAGACGCATTGCTGGTTTACCATTGATGAAAACTTTTGTTGAACCAACTGCTGCAGTATCATTGTGAACATCATTTCCACATGTGTGTGGTGTGAACTGGTCTCCAACGATATGAGCATTCAAACCATCAACAATTACATTAGGAGATGCTGTGATACCTACACTAGGAGGCCAACATCCATGACCTGTTGTAATATCACCAATTCTCGACATCGGTCTAAGGGTTTGCATCTTCTTCGTCCAAATATCCTTTCTGTAATGCTATGTAGTACGTTAATCGATTAGCAGCAGGTGTCCAGTTATTTTGTACTAACATTGTTCCTGGTATAGTAGTGACAAATGGTGGACAAGTATGAGTAACAATCAATGTATACGTATATCGCATAATAGAGATAAAACTTGGTTTCCACTTCACCCAACTACTTACTTCAGGTATTAGACTAGTAAAATAATCATTACCTGTTGTGATCGCGCTCGCGGGATCTAAAGGTACAAAACTATTAAAGTTAATAGGTGTTCCAGGACCAGGAAACATCTCATCGGTGATCTGGTCAATACCCTCAGGAATATCGGCAAACGGTAATTGCTTCTTACCTCTTAATAGACTTACAGAGGTTAATCTGTTCTGATCTCTAATCGGAGCATTCGGCGCTATGGTTCCACTAACAGGATCTAATGCTGGTGAATTCTTAAAATATGACGCATACATGTACTCAGCATCATAAAAATATTTCTCCCCGTAGAATCCCCTCAGAGGTGCCACTAATGCCATGGTCGGACTAGGAGGTCCAA